CCACGCCAGTCGTGCCGTCATAGTGGAGGATCAGTCCGAGGGACTTCACGACACCCAGCAGGAAGTCAGCCGGGGAGTAGTCGGTGGTGAGCAGCATCGCCTTGGTCACGGCTGCACCGCTCCGGATGGATTCGGGAGTCTTGTAGCTTGCCGTGCTGCCAGCCGTGCCGGATGAGAGCCGCATGGCCGTGTAGGTGTACTCCGTGCCACCGAAGTAGACACGCATGGCATCCGTCCCGACCGCATGGCTGCGCCAGGTCTTCCGGTAGAGTTCACCGAAGTGGATGGTCTTGCGGAAGTGGTAGGGAGTTATGTGGATGCGGTACTTCTCCGCATTGTAGCAGGAGAGGGAGAGGTTGATGTCGGTAGAAAGGTTATAGCTGCCGGAAGCACCTGCCAGCACCGCTTCGACAAACGTGTAGTCCATGTCCAGCACCGGGGAGAAGCCGCACGCATCAGCACGCACCTTGCCGTCCTTGGCGAACTGGCCGTAGTCCTCGGACGATCCTACGCAGATAACCTTCGATGCCGTGAGCGGACGGTCTTGCCCGTCATAGGCGACGAGCTGCGCAAAGAATCCGGAGAAGTCGTACCGCTCGGTCGTTCCGATGCCGCCGGAGTACTTGGCTGAACTGAAATAGAGAGGGGTGGCGGTTGCCCCCTGCACCGTAGCGGTAAAGGCGATGTTCATGTTCACATCGACCTTGCTACCGACCTGGAGCGAAGTGCCGATGCTGACCGGGACGGAGAAGATGTCACTATGTGCCGACCCGTCAAGGGTGAGGGTGATGGACTGCGACACGTTCTTGTAACTCTCCAGGCTCGGAAGGAGCGGCAGGGTCATCCACATACCGTCGTAGTCGCTGCCCTCAAGGACGGAAGCATCGAAGGTGAATCCGCCGTTGTTCTTGGCGTTGGCGATTGCGTTCAGCACGGCCTTGACGGACACGACTGGCCGCTGCATATAGCTGCGCAGGTCCTTGGTCTCCCACTCCGTCATATTCTTCGTCATCTTGAGCAACGCCCAGCCATTCAGAAGGGCGTAGGATGAGTCTTCCGGGTGGGTGTCTTGCAGACCTATCTCCGAGGGTTTGACGAGGGCCTTGTCCGCTCCAAAGCGGTCCGGGATGCCGTTATAGCAGGGTGCGAAATTGATTACATCCCAGATATTCGTCACTCCGGCAGGGTTGGAAAGCAGACGAGACCATGCAGTCTGCACGGCCCCGGCATCAATGGTGAAGTCCAGTTCCCGGTCGGGGTCACCCGTTGCAAGGTAGTCAAGGCTTGCAAGGGTCTTCCGGTTGCCTTCGGTATCGAAGGAAAGGCCGTAAAGGAATGAGCCGAGACCGCCGTAGAGGGTGACGGAGTACTGGATGTCCGCACCGTGACGGAGGATGTTGTCGAGCTTCACATAGCCGCTCTCCAGGAGTTGCCCAGCACCGTCAAAGAGTTGGAATCCGGTCTTGCGTGAAGGGTCGAAGTCCTGCCCGGTCGAGCCACCGAACTGCTGGGTACGGTCGAGCCGCCAAATGTGTCCGAAGATGTCATTGTTCGTGGGTGTCCCCTTGAGGGTCACCTGCTGCGTGTAGGAGTTCTTGACTATCGTGGGGTTGGACAAATCCTCCTGCGTGTAGTTGAAGAGGATGAGAGCGCCTTCTCCGAGGTCGGCCTCCTGCCCTCCAATGTATAATCTTACCTGCCTTTTCATGATTACTTGCGGAAGCGGTCTGCGGCCAGCTCGACGGTGAACGTGTAGTCGACCATCCTGCGGCCCTGGTTCTGATATGACTTGGTTTCTTGCTCATTGTCAGCAATTACGACGGGAAGCATCACCCCTGCGGTGACATCTTCGAGGTAGACAAGGACGGAGCGCATGAGTTCATGCACCCTGCTGGATTCGTCGTCCGAGAGCCACCCCGAATGCAGTTCCCATCGGGTCGTTATGTCGTTGAGGTAGTTGACACGGCCCCGGTTCATCGCTGCGACATTGTCATAACTGCGGCGGTGTTCATATCGGGTTATCTGGTCAATCTGCTTGCCGCCACCCCGGATGAGCAGGGAATCCCACCCACCGTAGGCATTGATGTAATGCAGCACCCATGTCCGGCACGATCCGTCCACTCGCCATGTCTTGCCGCCAAGGGTGACGGCTGCGAGGTTGGCGATGGTCGAGAGGTCTACCTTGTATGTCCCCTCTCCGGTGATGCCGACGGCTGCGCTGGTGGTGCTGCCGTTGGCCTTGGTGAAGACTGCGTTCTCATTGCCGGAGAACACACCAGTCACGGCGAAGGTCTGCCGCCCGTCCAGGAGTCCATTGATCGGGTCGGAGAGGATGAAGGCGGAGCCGTAGGTCTTGCCGTAGTCGTAGCTCCAGTCGTTGATGAACGAGAGTTGCTGACTGACACCGTTGCCCGATACGGTCACCCCTGCGAGGAAGGCGGCGTAATCGGTGAACGGGTCTTGCAAGGTCAGCAGGTTACGGCCAAGAAGGTCAGCAATGATGTCATTGACACGCACCCGAAGGGTAGCCTCGTCCGGACGGCGGACGGCCTTGCCGGAGTAGAGGACGGACTGGTCGGAGTCCAGGGTGACGGTGAACGTGGAGACATCAACTGCACCCAGGTCGACAAACGTGTCTTTCCAGATTGGGATATATGGCATGGTACTTCTTTTTGCGGGGAAATATATTTCTTGGCCTATTTGGAATTAGCGAGGTCACGGTAGTTAAAGGACGAGAAGAGGATAGGCACGAAGGCGGCCACATCCTTGCTGACCGCTTCGGCTATCTTCTCGGAGTACTTGGCGTTCAGTTCCTCGACGGTGCGAGAGAGTGCCGGGAAAGGCTCGATACCCTTCATGGCTATCTTTCGACCTATCAGATAGGTCAGTTGGTCCGGTGTCGGGATTCTCCCGTTTTTGCCGGGCAAGGGATTGACGGGCTTGATGTCTATCCAACTGCGTATGGCGGAGGGCGGTGGCCAATGAACAGGGTAGACGGCACCGAAGGGAGAGGTGGCACGACCCTGCGCACCGCCTTCCACATACTTCCAGTAGTCGGCCAGTTCGAGGGTCACTTCATAGGTGCGGTCGTTGACCTTCATGCCCCACTTCACGGAGTTCAGCAGCTCGCCGCTTGCGTTCTTCGTACCGTAAGGCGGTCGGCCTTCCGTGAGCTTCGCCTTGTAGAGTGCTTCCGCTTCCTTCCCGTAGTCCTCCAGGACTTTGATGAGGTTGTCGAATTTTAGTGAGTCCGTTGCCATTGTTCGAGGTCTTTCTGTTCCTTTGCTATCTTGTCATTGCGGTAGGATAGGATGTTGAGGAATTGGGTTACGGCCATATCCCAGACCGCATCCCAGCTGCATCGGCAGGTCTCTGATACCGCATCAACGTTGCGAACCCATCCCCAACGTGCAGCAAATTCGTCTTGGCTTCCCTGATCTGCTCCTGCATCGCCTTCCTCGTCTCCCGGTTCCGTATCTTCTTCGCTTGCCACCCCGAATAGGTTAGGATAGCCAGCGCATAAGTCCTGCACTTGCCGAAAAAAAAAGCACGCAAGTCCTGGGCGTGAAGGAGTGACAAGTTGTCACGGATTGCCGCTTGCACATCCATGATGTCGTAGCCGTCATTGTACTTGCAGCCCTTCGGGATGAGGAAGACAGAAAGGATGTCGATGTCATGCTTGTCCGGCTCCTGGATGTAGGTCTGAAAATCGATGAACTGGGCCGTTGTCATCTTGCGAATGTCCGTTACGGGGATGAGGGTCAGACCGCCAAGACGGTACTCTTTCAGCACCCTTTCCTGGGGCTGCGGCGGTTCTTCACCGAGGAAGGCCGTGCATCCTGCGAGGGTGGAGTACTCCGGTACTGGCATATTCAGAAGGTCATCCACCGAGGTATCGGTGAGGATGGACACCATCTCCACTTGTCTGTCGATGTCCGGCAGGGTGGGATCGATGGCGCATAATTGCAGGTATTTGCCGATGGGCAGCTTTGCGTAGTTGTCTATCATGTTATTGAAATGTTATAACTCCCGGTGCCTCGCTTGCCGAACTTGCTCCAGACGGCATAGCGCAGCGCATCGAGAAGGTGGTTGAACGTGTCTATCGGATAGTTGACGGAGTTGCCGTCCTTGTCCTTGTCCCATGTGTAGTTGCGCAGCTCCTTGATGAGATTGACGGAGGACTTGGTGACCTTGAGTTGCCACCCCTGCATCCATTGCAACTGGAAGGAGAGCTTCTGACTTCTGACGGGCGCATCCTTGTCGGACGGCATCACCTTGAGTCCGGCGGTGCGGATTTCGGCAATGGACTTCGGCTCTGCGCAGTCGGCATATATCTCGGTAGCCGGGCCAATCCCTTCCGCTTTCAGCAGGGCGGCGATGTCTGCGTTCATCATCCGGGTGCGGTAGCACTTCTCATCTGCGTAGACTATCTTCCGCCCGGTGTCGACCAGGCAACGCACAATGGCGGTCGGGTCGTTGGTGAATCCGAAGTCCATGCCCCACACTTCCTTGAGATTCATCCCACCTTCATCACTATATGTCGGCATCCGGTCAATCTGCTCGAAGGTGTATATCAGTCCTTCGAGTGTTCCGACCTTGCCTTCACCGTAGACCTGCCACCAGTTGCGGTCGTGCCGGTTGGAAAGAATTTCAGCTATCTGGTTGTCTGACAAGAAAGACTCCCCCGTTGCTTCATTTATGTTGTCGAGGAAAGTGGAGTGGATTGTGATGCAGTTGTCTTGGTTCTCAATCTTCTCGTTTGTCCAGAAGGAGTGAGTCGGGTTGTAGTCAAGAATGATCTTGTCCTTCGTCCTGACGAATAGTTGCCGGGCTACCTCATAGGAGATGTTCTGGCACTCATTAATGAACAGACGGTCACGGGCAGGGCCGTGTACCTTGTCTGGGCTGTCCGCAGAAAAAAACTCTATTATCGAGCCGTTTGGCAAGAGGTAGATTGAGTCGGTCTTGTTCCATCTCTTATCGTCCCATATCGGTTCCATGATGGTTTGGAAGTCACGGATCGCACCACGTTTGAGGTGGGGCATCGTCTCCGACACAACTGAATTGATTGTCGGGGTGGAATCGTGTCCGGCTATCCATATAAGAAGTTGCAGATTTGCGAAGGTCTTGCCGGAACGAGTGCCACCACATGACGAGACAAACCGACTCGTCCTATTGAACGCATCGGCTGTCCATCGGAAGACCTTGGAAGTCTGCGAGTCCATCAGCCAGTTATCTCCTTCAATATCTTCGCAGTCTCGTCTATGACGACAAGATTGAAGGTGTTACCCATGTCTTTCTTCTCGTCATCCTGCTCGTCTAGCAGGGCACGCACACGGTCAAAGGCTGCGAGGTCACCAGTCTCCGCCTTGGTGATAACTTGCTCGATGATGTTATCCTTGCGCCCAGACTTGGCAAGTTTCTCCTCCATGATCTGCCGGAAGGTACGGTTCTCCTTCCGCTTGGCCGCAGACTTCTTCTGCATCTCCCTCGCATTTTCACGGGTAATGCCAGGCTCTTTCTTCAAGTTCGCCAGTTGTTTTGCGCTTACCATTCCCTTCGGTGTTAAATCGGTGCTACAAATACTCTCTCATTCTCCCCATCTGATACTCCACACTCGCAATGAGTGATTCATCGTCAGGGGACGGGAGATACATCCCTTGCTCGGCGGCCCAGTTCCGGAAGCGGTCAATGGCTGTTGACATCTCACCCTTTGTCAAGTCACGGGTAGACCGCAGCACCGACACCGTGCCAGCTATGCGGTCAGTCTTCTCGATGACAAAGAGGGACGGATTGACCAGCCGTTTGAAGTACCACTCCTTCGTAAATTCGAGGGTGTTGCCAGTCTCCATCGCCACCGCCCCGATGAGGACATGGAGGTAGCGGTTTTGGCTTCCCGCCCTTCCGGTCTTCTCGGTAAGCTCGACCACGCACCTCTTGTCCAGGAGTGCGTACAGCCGGGCGGTCACCTGCTTCCGACAGAGTTCGTCTGCAAGGTTATAGATCATTTGCTTGTCTTGACTTTGACCGACCGCTGGGCGGTGGCCTTCACCTTCGAGGTCTTGACCCGTTCTTCGGCTTCCTTCTGGGCGAAGTAGGCAGCACCGACACGGGACATGAGGTGCAGCACGCAGCTGCCGCAGTTGGCGTTGTGTTCAAGGTTCTCGCCAGTCACGGCCTTCCACAACTGGTAAACCTCTTCGTAGTCTGATTTCTGCATAGCCCGGCACCATTGTGCCCGGTATGCCGTGCCAAGCCGGTCTTCGTACTTGGCGAGGGTGTTCATCTGTTCTTTTGAAAATCGTATCATTTCTTAATCGCTTTGTAAATCATATCCAAGGTCGCAAGGATCGCATCTTTCACGGCGATGGTAGTTGTGGCCATCACATCAGAGAAAAGGGCGCAGAGGGCGCAAAATGCGGTCGTAGCGAAGGAGAGCTGCCCGTTCAGCAGCACGACCAGCAGGGTCACCCACCATGTCATGCAGAGGGAGCAGTCGAAGGGCTTGACGGCGAGGTTGTAGGCATCGACATGAAGCCACCGTCCGAGGGCATTCTTCCAGCTCTGGGTGAAGCCGGAGAGGTCGACCACGAACACGACCAGCCAGGCCGTCAGCAGTATCTTAACGTAGATGTTCATATTCTTCAAGTATCTTTGCTCTGATACGAAGGCACTCTTTTCGGACGGTCATGTGCGAGAGCCCCAGCATCGCTCCGAGCTTGCGGTAGCTCTGACAGTCCGCATACAAGAGGATGATGGTCCGGTCGACGGTCGGCAGCTTCGTCTCAATGATCTCCTTGAGCTTGGCCGCCCTCTCATCCTCGTCGTCCATGATGTCCGGACGATAGCGGTACTCCAACCGGATTGCCTTGTATCTGTTTACTATCTCATTCATCTGCCAAATTCATGTAGTCTTCGATCGAGACCTGCTTGCGCTGCCGCTTCCGGTAGGTGGCGAAGAAGGGTGACTTGACACTCTGGTACTGGTTCATCAGTATGCGTGCGATAAAGAAGTTAATCTCGTCCCGTTCCCAAAGGTCGATGATCTTGTCCTCGTCGAACTCCAGCAGGATGATGTAAACCATTTGGCAGAGGTCTTCGAGGTCTCCGGTGACGGGTTGCTTGGCGATATTGCGAAGTATCGTCTCCACCCGTTGCTCCCTTGCAACCCTTTCGACTATCTCCTGGCGTGTCATCCTGCATGGAAATATACTTTCAGCCTTTTCCGTCAACGATGTAGGCATCCACTTCGTTGCGGAAGTCGTCGAAGGAATGACACACGACATAGCGGTAGCCTTGCGCTTCCACCTCCTGCTGCCACTCCTTCTGACTATCGGACTGGCGGCCCGTGCGTGTCTTCATCTCTATTGCCAGACCGTGATAGCCGTGCCGAGGCACCAGGAGCAGCAGGTCAGCCACTCCCGACACCACGCCTTCGGCCTTGAGGATCGCACCCGTCACGGCGTTCCTCGCACCGCCATTGGGGACGGCAAAGAGGAGCCGTGCGAGCTTCGGGTGCTGCATCCGGAAGTAACGGACGCACGCAATCTGGATGTTACTCTCGTTGTGTCGCATTGAGGCATCTGATTATCTCGTTGACCTTTTCGACTATCATGGGAATGTCTGGCGGTGCTGCCGCAATCGGATTACCATTGTTGTCGAGTCCAACGATGCGTTCTTTCAATTCTTTGATCATTTGTTTCCCCTCCAAGTCACTTGTCCCTGCTGGGTCTGGGTCTCCCTTGGCTCCGGTGCAATATGGTGGGAATTCTTCTGGCAGGGAGTCAATGAAGGCAAGGAGACCTTCATAGGTCTCTATCTTTATGGCTCCGAAAGTCCCCTTTGGAAAGCCATTCTTCGTTAGATAGACTTTCTTTCGCCTCTCTATCTCTTGGCGTATCTTCTCAATGTTGCTCATTTCTTACTTCTTTAATTTTGGTACTTCCATCCAGTAGTCAACATACACTTTCATATCACCATCCCACCATGTTCCATCCTTTAGCAATAATGCCATCCCTACACTTTGGGGAGTCCCAGAATCATCCACGCAAGTAAGTACAAAGTGACC